GCGACTTGCCAAGCATTGATCTCGTAGACCTTGTTGGGTTCTACGTCCTTCATGCCCCACTGGATCAGGAGGTCGCCCATCACAGGCCCCCAGAACTCCAGTGCTTCGATCAGGTGATCGTTGTGCAACTGGGAATTGGTCTTTCCTTCGAGGTCATCTCTCTGTTGGTCGCCGTACTCGTTGTAGCGGTAGCCAGTCTTGGCGTAGCGGATGATGGCTTGATCGATGTCGTTGTCGGAGTATCCGGGGACACCCTTCATGGATTCGAGGGTCTTGGCCGACAGGCGGTGTCTCTGGATCAAGAAGCCGTCATCCACGCCCATTGAGTTGGCGCTTGGGAAGATGTCGTAAGGAGAGACACGGGAGACTTCACGCACCATGTCTGTCACGACGATGGGTGTGTAGCCCGGCCCCCACTGGAGGTTCTTCTTGCGGCGAACGCTTGGCCCCTTGAGGATGGCGGTCGGGAAGGTGACGAAGTCGTCGATGAAGTCCTGCATGGCAGGCTTGAACTTGCCGGTATCCAGTTGGTCTTGGATGACCTGAGCCATTCTCTCTGCGGTGGCCTTGGCTTCTTCCTTGACACGCATGGAGATCATGTCGTGGACTTCGGCCAGACGCTTGCGGAATGTTTCTGGGTGGAGTTCTTGTCCGGCCATCACATAGTCCTCGGCTTCTGTGCGGACAAGGTCAATGATAGACAGGCGAACTTCTGGTGGAATCTGGGGTTCTTGTGCGGGAACGAGATCAAAGGGACGGCTTGCTTGGAGCATTACGTCTTGAATCCACGACTTGGCAGCGGCGCACTTCACATCTGTCAGCATCATGTAGATGTCTGAGCCGCCGGTGTCTGCGATTTCGATGGCTTTGTCTGGGTCGTATTCACCACGGCGCTGGCGCTCACACTTGAGCAAACGCTCAGTGATGTCTTGCTTTGCCATCTTTGCCTGCGTCCAGCAGGAGTTGATGTGGCCGGTGATACCCATTGCGATCAGGTCGGAGTTGTCCACGCCTTGTGCTTGGACGGCGCTGATGTCTGCTTCGACTGGCGCTGCTGCCTGATACACCTGTGTCATGGTTTATTCCTCATGTCCATGCTTTGCTGGACGCTTTTTTAACTGGTCTTGCTCTCACTTCAACTCTGCCGCTTCGTGCTGCTAAGCAGAGGTATTGAAGCGCATCGTGTGGGTGACTGTATCTGTCTTTGACTGGTCTGTCTCGGTATCGTTCACCGGCGACCTTGAGTCGTTCGTACCTGTAGCCGCCGAGGAAACCCTTGCGAAGTTGGCGGCAGTTTGGCGAGAGAAGAAATCCCGGTTCTCCCCCAGCCAACTTGTTGAGGAAGTACGCAACAGATTCTCTGCGTGGTATGAAATCGTTTGTATTGGCTGGCTCACTTGCAATTCCTGCTTCGAGTAATTCTTGGTAGCAAGTTCTCTCATCCGCTTGAGATCTGTGTGTACCTGCTGGGTCGCCAGCGGAGATGAACCTCATACCGGAGTAGGTGGTCATCAGGGCTGGTTTCACAATCTCCTGAGCAAACTGTCTGATGCCCATGTCTTCAGCGACAAACTCTTCGAGGATGACGAGCTGTCCTCTTGAGGTGATCTGTCCAACAATGCAAGCAGGCGTGAGTCCGAAGTCCCATCCGAGATAGAGAGGCAGTCCTTTGTTGACTTGGATCTCTTCTTCGGAGGTATGGATTCTGTCGTTGTATTCTGGGTAGACCGGCTTGCCGTCAGCGGTTGTTCCGTACTGGCCGAGGACGAAGACTTTGATCCAGTCGTCCGTCTTGCCCTTAATCATCTTCAGGTAATACTCATACCCTTGAGGAAGATTGAACACATTCTCCGCTTCTGGATTCGGCTCATACCGGACATCATCGCCTTCTTGGATACGAATGAGACCACCCGGTTGGTTAAAGAATTCCCATCCTCCGGGGGTGTCTTCTTCTGCAATCTTGTAATACCAGTGATCGTCGTCAGGCGGGTTGGTATCGAGGATGACGCACGGATGTACGGGGCCGCCGCCGTGAGTCTTCGCTGGGTAGCGACCGATGCGCTGGGTGACCATGTCGAAGACTTCATGCGGAACCTCTGAGGCTTCATTGATCCAAGCTCCGGTGAGTTCGAGGGATCGCAGCTTGCCGGTTTCGGAGGCTTTGTCCAATGCGATGAAGATGACTTCCAAGTCCAGCCCGTTGCCATCTCCACAATCTTTGATCTTCATGTGGCAGGTGATCGGGGCATCCCACTTGATCGGGGCAAGTTCATCATTGAACCATGTTTGCCAAGTCTTGATCGTGGTGGACTTGAGTTCGGGGTAGGTATTGCGGATAACAGCCCAACGAGCTTTTCTCCAGCCATTGTGGGGAGTTTGCTTGAGGGAGTGCTTGACGATCTCCATACAACAGGTTGAGGATTTTCCAGAACCTACCGGCCCTTTGATTCCTCGGACATCAGCCTCAGAGTTGTGGAACTCAGCGGCCACTTGTCCCGGCGGGTTGTATTGGATGACGGTCATTCAGGTTTCGTGAAGTTTGTACCAATCATGAATGTAACCTGTTTTGCATCTGTCTCGTGTTTGATCGATGCAAGGTTCGGTAGCGTCTTGTCGAGAAGCATTTCAATTGCTTTGATTCGAGTGGCGGTCATCTTTGTGCCGACAGACTTGCCGAGAGCAAAGTCTTCCAGAGACTTGACCAGACTCGACACTTGAATCTTTTCACGGACAGCGGTGGCATGCTCCTCTCGAAGCTGCTCCCGACGGGCGCTCATCGCTTCTTTGAGTTTCTTTGTTGCCATTTGTTCCTCTTGTAGTTTGTTGGCAGTCGGGGCGCTCATCTCCCGAATCTCTTGGTAGGCACGTCCTACCCTCATTCTGTGCCGAACACAGAACCATTTATTCCACCAACACGAATGGAGACTGTTGGGCGTTCCCGGCGTTTGCGCCACCCTATCCTCTCGGAACTGGTGAGATTCAGTCAATCCCCATACATCTTGAGATGGCTTGTCCATCATTGGCAGGGAATATATCCACTTGATCCGCAGTTTGCAACACCCTTTCTCGTAATTCCTGAATCCAGATCTGATCTCAGACATCCATTCCTCATAGAGTGGGTTATTGGGTTTATGGGTTATTGGGTTGCATCGTGTTTTCAGCTCTGATTTCAGAACTGATTACAGAGAATTTGAGTATTTTGTAGAAAAATTTAGTAGCGGTGTTTGTATAGACCCCGGGGTTTTTGAGAGTGGTGTAAGAAAAATGGACTTGTTCTTGTGTGATACCTATAGCTAGAGGCTCAGGACGCACGCTACGCACGGCACGGCCACGCCACCCCCGTCACCCTCATAGCACGGGTACATCACGCCGAGCGCACACAGTCCCTATGGGACAGATCTGTCGATTTTTTGTAGCTGAAATGCGGTGTTTACCGTGATTCTGCCCTCTTTAGAGGGATATGCGTGGGTCATGGCATGGGACGATTGGGGTAAATGTACGTATTTCCTACGGAAACGTGTGTGATTTACTGAAACTCGATTTCGCCATATCCAAAATTCCAATCATTTCAATGCTTTGCATTGTTCCCCATTGGACTCTTATTACGTGTTTGTCCCCTATATGAACTCCTATTGGAGTCGTGTATGGGACGTTGGGTCAAGGGCTTTTCCGGCTCAACCTTCAATTCAACCCCAAAACAACACCTATTTTCAACTTTTTTACGTAGTAATACCGGCCAAAACGAAAAAAAGACTTGACACAGCATCAACTTTCTGGTCAACTTCAAATCGTCGATTCGGCAACAAACCGAAAGCAGACTCAGTAGGTGCTAAAGCACCGTAGGACAGATAGGCGAAGCTCTTCGTAGAAGAGAGTTAAGCGAAATCCTACAGTGACGCTCTGAACAGGTCTCTCGACCCCAACGGCGGGATGTAGCGTCGGACTCCGGAGGAGTTGTCACACGGTGGGAACCGTCAACAACACAACACCGAAGGGTTGGTTCAAGGCTTTGCCTTGTGTCCTTGAGGCTCTATGCAGTCCTTTAGGACTGTCAACACTCAACAGAGTTTCAACGGTATGGCAGTCTCTGACTGCTATGCACTGGACGCTCTGTCCTACTTTCCGGCTTTAAGCCGGTTCATCGCAACTCACTGCATTCGAAAGGAAATCCCATGCGTGACTCCCTCGTTTCCCTCTCCAAGCCAGAAATCCTCTGGATTTTCCGCCACCTCAACGGTGGAACCGTAGGTTTCAACTTCGAGACCGTCCAAAAATTGGACTTGATCGACAGATTACTACTGGCCTTCTCCGAAGGTCAGATCACTGATGCCATGTCAAACGGCATCCCAACCGTCAACCCCAAAGGGGTTGCTATCTCAGAGGAGGGTCGCCCTGTGCCACCTACTACCAAGCCTTCGGCTCCTAAGGCCGATGCGACTGCTGCTTTAGCAGCCCTTCAAGCCCTACTGTCTCCGACAGTTGATGAGGACACTGTTCGACAGATTGTCATGACAGAGGTCAAAAAAGCGATGGACGATAGTCCAATCGTCAAAATCGAGGTCGTTCGACCCGATGGCTCATCCCACAAAGTGGAAGGCCACACTCGACCAGAATTTAAGAAAATTCTGACCAGAGCATCTCTCGGCATCAACATTCTGTTGGTCGGCCCTGCCGGATGCGGTAAGACTCACCTCGGTCACCAAGTAGCTGAAGCTCTTGGTAGACCCTTCGCATCGGTCTCTTGCACTGCCGGAATGTCAGAGTCAGCCCTTCAGGGCTGGTTAATCCCTGCCGACGGCGGTTCTTTCCAATACCTTACATCTGACTTCGTCAGAATGTACGAAGAAGGTGGTGTATTCCTCTTCGACGAAGTCGACGGTGCAGACAGCAATACCTTGCTGTTCCTGAATCAGGCTCTCGCCAATGGATCGTTCTTTTTGCCGATCAGGAAGGGAGCATCACTGGTCAAACGTCATCCAGACTTTGTCTGTATTGCAGCAGCCAATACCTTCGGTACTGGAGCAAACCAGACTTATGCCGGTCGTGAACGACTCGATGAGTCGACATTGGACAGATTCCGTGCCGGTGTCATCTCCCTCGACTATGACCAGACTTTCGAAAGAAAGTCCGTAGCCCCTGACCTGTTGGCTTGGGGTTGGGCGATTCGTAAACGAATCAATGAGGCTCGACTCCGTCGAGTTATGTCGACTCGATTCCTCCTCGATGCAACGAAGTTGCTCAAGGCCGGAGAGACAGTCGAAGAAATCAAGGCCACCTTCTTTGAAGGTTGGTCAGCCGATGAAATCAAGAAAGTAGAGGTCTGAAATGCTCCGCATTTATGATAAATCCAACGATCTGACTGCTGTCCTTTGGGACAGCGTCACCGAACCCGAATCTGTTCTCAATGCCGACGGTTGGAAAAGCCAGAGCAATAAGACCTCCGGTCTCAGCCACTTCAGCCGTAAGGCTGATACATCATGGCTCGGTGTGCCATCTGTCGATGCTCTCCGCAAAGTCTTAACCAAAGGTTGGCAAGCCGGAGCCGAGCGAATCGACAAGATTCCCCTTGGGGAATTGCCCGAGCCGACAAGCATCCGTCGTCGTCGAGTCCGTGCCGATCAAGGCGACGAGCTGGACATGCAGGCCGTGTACCGTGGCGACCTGAGCAGGGCTTGGTCTAGAACCAAGCGACAGAGCAGAGCATCTGTTCGATCTGTCTCGATTGTGATCGACCTTGCCGGAAACAGCAACGTCACCTCAGAACAACTGTTCTGGAGAGGGGCATCCGGTCTCCGACTGGCCGACGAGTTGACCAAGGCGGGCTACTCTGTAGCCATCTACGGTGCAGCAGGTGCAGCCGACGTATCAGTCGAGGGTTACGAGAACGTAGCCCAGTTTGTCGAAATCAAGGCAGAGGATTCTCCTCTGGACATGGACAGATTGGCAGCCCTCACCGGACTGTCAGGGTTCTTTAGAACCTCCCTGTTTGCCGGAATCTATTGGTCGAATGACCAACTAGGCAAGGAAACACGTAGCAGTCTCGGTCAATCGAACAACACGCTGATTGCCAAGGCAATCAAGCATCTGCCGATACCTCAGAATGCAATCATTCAACCTCCGGTTAAGAATCAAACTGGAGCCGAGGCATGGCTGAAATCTGTTCTCGAACAGATCGCCAACCCTGAACAGCAGGTAGCGTGACAGGGTGGCAGGGTTGTCCCTGCCTCTCTGAGTGTGCATTCAATCGAGTGCATACCCAGAGGCATCCCGCCTCGCATCGAAAGGAAAATCCATGCGACTTACAGAAACCCTCCGCTCTGCCTTTGTTCGTGCCGTTATTCAGGACGTGCCGAACGACCACAAGACTCTCGAAGCCGAAGCCCATAAGTTAATAGTGCAAGACTCAATAGATCAGTTGCCTAAGCAACTTGTCTTTGCTACTGCCGACCCGAAACTGTCCGTCTATTTGAACAGAACAAACCACTGGTTCAGAAACTCGCCATTCAGTAGCGTCTATGTGTTCTCTCAGGAGAGAACCGAATACACCATGAGCGAGAAGACAGCCAAGAAAGTGGCAGAGCTTTCGGAGAAAGCAAAGGCAACACGACAAACGATCTCCGATCTGCAAGATAAGTTGGAATCTGTTGCCAAATCATGTACCACTCGCAAACAATTAGCGGAGCTACTGCCTGAGTTTGAAAAGTACCTTCCCGCTGATACCCCTGCCGCCAGTCGATCTGTTCCGGCTATTGCAAATCTGGTGACAGATTTCACTAAGGCCGGATGGCCTAAAAGCAAGCAACTCACGAAAGGAAACACATGATTAGCGATCACGTTCACATTGAAAAGGTTGTTTATCTGTCTCTGACAGCGGATGACTGGGCTCTTTATCACATCGACGGCAGAGAGGACGCTGCTCTCGGCTTGAATCAAGCCGTCTCTACTGCACTGAATAACTTCAACAAAGGTGGCGCAAGGAAAGCAATCGAGGAAGCTCTCGATAAATATCGAGAGTGGGGTTCCGCTGACACCGAAGGCTATGCCACTGTTCAACAGATTTGGGATTTGTTCTACAAATAAGGAGCGAATATGAAAACCTACAAAGGAACGGTGGTCTTTCGGTACTACCAACAAGTAACCATCGACGCTGAAAGCGAAGAGCAAGCAAAGCGAATGATGCTCGATGCGCCTTTCACATGCAAGCAATCCGATGAGGAGTGCGAGGTACTCGATCTCACCGTGGTGAGTGACAACGCAAAGGTCGAGTGTCCATGCTGTGACCCATGCAATCCGGAATTGGATGAGCAAGGCCGTCCATATACATGCTTTGCCTGTGGCGACACTGGCTGGGTTAACGTCGAACCAACAGAAAAGGAACAGATATGAGAGTGAACATCATGTTTGGCTTAAGCCATGTCGAAGAGAACGAAGTCGACTGGGAGACTATCCGTCTCTTGCAGTCTCTCATCGAGCAACTGACCAACAAACCCGAGTCTATGAAGGCCGGTGACGTGGTCGTTATCCGTGACATCAACGGCAACCGTGTCGGCATAGCCGACTTTCTGGAGGATAGGCAATGAAATACTTCACCCAAGCGCAACTCATTGTTGCATCCCTGCTCGCTGAGAAGAGGGGCTACAACCGACAGATCGAAACAGATCTGCTCTGGAAAAACACAAAGGCCTCGGATAAATTCCCTGTGCTTTTCTCGATGCCACATGAGCATGCCGGTGGTGTGCCTTGTGATCTCCACATGCGGTGCATCGTCGAGATCGATGGTCAATCTGTTCAGATCGACACCGACATGGAAATCTTTGAAACACTGGAGGACTTATGACACATATCAAGCTGAGCGAAGTGCAGACAGACAAGTCCATTAACCTTTTGTTCCATGAAGGAACACAGGTTATTGAGAACGACAGAGAGGACACTGTCAACATCGACCCGACGAAAACACTGGCGCTAGCTGACGCTGTCAGCGATGAAGACTGGAAGGAACTCAAGCACAACACTGCATTCATGCACAAATTCCGCATGGTATTCGGTGATTTGGGTTTGCCAGATCACCCTCTGCAACAGCATGGCAGCGGTGTTCAGCATGTTGTCGGCCTGATTCTGTTGACAGATACCGCCATCGGGCTTGGCCTCAATCCATTCTGGAGACTTCCAGAATCCTACCTACATCCAAAGTATCAGCTTGGGTTGGGTGATCTGCTCATCCACTACATGAACATCATCGACCGAATGGGTGAAAAGAATGTGGCTCAGCCCACATGAGGTGGTAGGTAGGTTGGTGCTGACACTGGCGATGGCCGGTGTAGGTGTGAACCTACTTACCCCTGATACACAACTCACGGCACAACAACTTCAAGAAGTTGGGAAGGAGCGTTCCAAAGCCAAAGCCAATGACAGATTGGAACGTAAAAAGAAACGCATTCAAAGGAGAAAAGATGACAATGCAAAGCATTCAATTGGCTACTGTAAGCGGTGTGGTATCTATGATTGAGAAGGTGGCAGATGCTGCCCTCAAAGAGGGTAAGCAAGCACCCAAAGAAATGATGTCTGCAATGGATGCAGTATGCAATCTGCTCGAAGCGAGGGGTAAGCACGACAAGCAACTCCTCGCAGTGGTAGCCAAGGTAAGACAAGCATGCAACCAGAAAGGAAAATCTAATGACTCCCTCGTCTGAAAGAAACATCAGCATTGATGCTGGTTACCAAGCCCCGTCTGTCAACAGATGGACTCCCGAAGATGATCTGGCTCAGAAACTTTATGCCCCTCATCCTATCGATAGATATGATGAACCTGAAGATTTACTGGCAGATCTTTTTTTTGGTGTGCTACTTATCGTAGTCATGCCAGTTGCGTTCTTTGCACTCTTCGCTAACTGAAAGGAAATCACATGCGAGCTTTTTTAATTGACCCATTCCAACAGACAGTCAAACAGATCGAATACTCTGGTGACTTTCACCAGATCTACAAGCTGATCGATGCGGAGACATTCGATGTCGCTCGCCTCAATGCAAAGGGCGACGGCATCTATGTCGATGACGAAGGACTGTATGCAGAAGACCAAAGGTTCTTCTTGCATAGGTTCTATCCGCAACCACTGGCCGGTAAGGGCTTGGTGATTGGGTGTGACATGAACACTGGTGAATCCGCTGATGCGTCCATGACTCTGATGGAGTTGGTGGATGACATCGAATGGGTCATGCCGGTACGAGTAAATGGGGAGGTCAAATGGATAAATGCTTAAACAAACTCACAGGAGCAAACACAATGGAATTCATTACACACAACGAGAGGGAGTCTCTCCTCGACGAGACCAATGGCTCATCACATGTTGGAAACATTGAGGCAACGTACAAAGAGATCTGTTCTCTGTTCGGCAAGCCGTTGTCATACGACAAGGGAAAGGTAGATGCACACTGGGTCGTGAAGTTTAGCGACGGAACAGTTGCGTCTATCTATAACTGGAAGAACGGCAAGGCATACATGGGTGACGATGGTCTCAGTGTTCAGTCGATCAAGACATGGAACATTGGTGGCTTGAGCCAAGCCTCATGCGTACTGGTGCAGATTGCTGTCGATCTCCAGAGAGAATCCAAACAGAAGAAAGAACCAGACCCATTCGAGGGAGCGTTCTCCATGATGGAGAACATTGTCAAGACAAAGGGAGAATCCTATGCTGCACTGGTAGAGGTGACCATACTCACAATGAAGCGTAAGCAGTTGATGGAGATGGTGATCGAGCTTTTGGAAAAGCAAACAGATATGCCGAAGAGAGTGAGAAGGATTCTCGAAGAGATGGACACCGAGCTTTCTATCCGCACAATCTCAAGAGCATGTCATGCGTCAGGCCTTGACTTTGACAACAAAGACAAAGCCAACGAGCTGATGGAATGGGCGGCACAGATTGTGTCTCAGGAGGTGGAGGGTATCTCAGAGATACTCAAGAAAGAGAAGGGTAAGTAAATGATTGACCTCCGCTTAGAGCGGGGTCATGTCTCCCTGACTGTCGCCTCACAGATCATGGGTGTCTCACGTCAGCGTGTGCATCAGCTACTCAAGGCTGGGCGCATCGCTGGCGCATTCCTCATGGACTGTGGAGACGGTCGTGAAATCTGGTGCATCCCTCGCAACTCACTCAAACTCAAGGAGAAACCATGCTCGATCTCATTGGCGTGATATTCATGCTGTTCATGGGCGCACTGATAGTCGTAGTCGTTGGGGCGGTGGCTATCTGGCTTGGTGAAACTACATACAAACGCAACAAAAGAAAGGGGAAGGTCTGGTGATTGAAAAGATTCGCACATTCTTCGGGAAGGTTCGTGGTCAGCACGAAAACAAACGGACAGTGGTAATCGAATCTGTCGCTTGGTATTGTGCCAATTGCAAACAAGTCTGGCTCGACAGAGACGAGGCTTATTTTCATACATGTAAAGGAAAACAAAATGGAATCAGAAATTAAAGTTGGTAGCACTGCTCACCGTATTCTGTCTATACTCGCAAGCAAAGGGAACATGAGTGCGCCCATGATTAAGAAGACCGGCATCATTGCCGGTAAGAGTCTGGTCGACATAGAGAATACGATTGTCTATGAGTTAGTGCCGAAAGGCATGGTCACTATGGTGAACGAAATGTTCTACGGCCTCACGCAGAAAGGACTCGATACAAAAATCGAGTTGGGTGGGTTAGATAAACTGTTCAAGTCCCCAAGAAAGACAGTGCTTGCACAACAGAATGATCTGTTCGCAAGAGGAGTTTATGAAGGGCAAGAACTACGCAGCACATGTATGCGACACGGTGCATACGACGCATACAACCTGCCATCTCGAACTGCATCCGGCCTCACATACAGAAAGGTTCCGCTATGACTACAGACAGAGAGGTCTACATTGAGAAGGTGTTGGAAGAATTCCGGCCAAAGACTGGGACACTCATGCTCATGCTTTCTCTGAAAGAGTACGAGGACTTGGTCAGGCTTATCAGTGAACGAGCATACGAGTACGGTTGGATTGAGGGAATGGCTGACGCAAGCTACGCCAAGAAGTCAAAGAACTAACTCGAACCCACCATCGGTAAACATCTGTCCATGTAATCTTTCAATGGCTCTGATCTGCACTGGCATCCAAGCACGTAGGACAGCGTTGCGCCAGTTGCAGACTTGCCTGTAACTCACACCCCTCTCCTCTGCAATCTTCCTGATACTGGGTCGCTTGGTCGCCCAGTGCATGAGAATGATCTGCAACTCACGGACACTAGGCACAGTACCGCTCACATGATGGTACAAATAATCAGCGAAACCTCTTATCGCATCTGACCTAGACCGACCCCTCCCGTACATCGACAGAATCGAATCCCTCTCCACCTGATGCAATCTGTTCAGCATCGACTGGATCATTGCAGCTTGGGCATGCAGATCCATCGGCGACAGATCATCTTGGCTCGTGCCCCTCGTGCCGAGCAAGTCAGTCCGGCTGAACTCCTCCCGCTCACTCACGTTGAACGAGAACCTGATCGCCTGTTCGACACTGTGGAACTTCATGCCCAGTCTTTGTCCTCTGCAATAGTTACGTGAAGCCCACCACCTGCAATGGGCTGTCCAAGTTTAATGGACAGATACGTTATCTGCCTGTCATTCTCATAGGCTATCCCCTGTAGCGCATCTAACGCTACCTTCTGTGCGTTATCAATATCAATCCTCCGCACATTCAATCCCCACAATCTGTCTTTCTTCTCCCTCTTCTCTGCATCTGCTGGCCTCACTGGATGAAGAACCAGCATCACCATCACCGGAACAGAGAACAACTCCAGCCTATTGGATCGGGCGATCCATCCCACCTCATCCTTGTACGCAACGGCTGCACTGCTCCTGACCATGCGCCCACGGAAGGTTCGCCAGTACACGTTCGTGCTGATGGGATACGGGAGCATCATGTGGTCTGTTCTTTCTTCGGTCGACCAGACTTACGCTTCGACTCATCGTACTTACTGACCACCTCCTCCATCGCCTTCGCACTGGGCAGCGCAACCACTGCGCCAAGCATGCCCATCATGGCCTGTTCCCATCTCCTCGGGTCTCTCTTATTGTTGTTCGGAATACCGATGACTCCACCATTGCTGGTGTCGGGTCGCACGAACACTGTCTCCGGATGAGCGCACTTGCCCATTGCATGTTGCTCGTCTCTATAGGAAGGTGTGCAGTCCCGACAATACTCAACACGTACACTCGCTCTCCGCTCGGGCGCACTGCTCCATACAAAGGCAACCACGTACTCTTTCCATTTGCGGTCACTCTCATAACACGGTGGCCGGGAAGGATTTGCCACCCCGGAAGCCACCAATCTGTCGAATTCTGTCCGAACAAACTCTGGCTCATGTCCAAGGCAATAGCCATAGAACCCAGACGGGTGTTCACAGTTGGGAAAAGTACATCGACGTACCGGTCTATTGCTTTCCAAGATGAAGCACTCCTTCTCTTATTGCTTGCAGTAATGTCAGGGCTACGTGTTCGAGTTGGAGTCCATGCTCCTCCTCCCATGTATGCACGTCGTGATGCAGTACGTCATGACAAGTGCGACAGATAGGTATTACCCACCAGTCCGGAACCTTCGTGCCCATGCCCTTGAACCCTGACCCGTGCGGGTGATGCGGGTCGTCTGCCGGTGCATTGCAACTCACGCATCTCAGTGTCTTCACCCATCGGGTGTACACGGGCGACTCCATGCGCTCCACATATCCATTGGTCAGGGCTTGTTTAAATGTAAGGTATGGCGGAATGACTTTCATTTGTAAAGAGATCTGTTTATGTTGCGTCTCTTGTCAGCAAAGATAGATTCATCAGCTTTGGTACTCAGGCCAATGATCGTGCCATGATAAGGATTCTTATCCTGTAATTTTTGAACGCTCTCCGAAATGCTCCTGCTAACTTTGGCATTGTGCTTAATCTGTTTGAAGGGATCGCCGCCATGCTTAGCATGCTCCTCATCTGTAAACTTCTTCCAGTCGAATGCGTTCGTCATGCCCCGTAACCTTTTCTTTCTATCCGCTCGTTTGCCTGTGTAGTTTGCCAGACTGCCACGCCCAGCTTGAGAATCTCAAGTTCCCAGCGGAGCTTTTCTGAGATCTCTGTTGCTGTCCGCAGACTTACCAAAACAGAAATGTATCTGTTGTCGGCACGTGCTTCACGCTCCTGCGCTGCCGAGGTCTTGTGCCCCAAGGTCTCGTACTCTTTCATCAGGATTGCGAGCTGTGACTCCCTGAATTTTTCAAGGTAGTTCTTTTCTGCAACTGCTTCTGAAAACAGTGCGGACTTGTCTCGCATCTCAGCGAGTCTTGCTTCTGCCTTTTCGTACATCTGTCACCTCCGATGGTCTATAGTTATCTGGGATTACAAACACGTTCTTCTCAACGGATCTCTTGCCGATCTCTTTCCCGGTGGACAGATCTTTCGCCCAAATCAATTTCGATCCGGGGTACTTGGCGTTGATCTCGTCCATCAG